TAAAACCTTAATTGAAAGTACCCTAGTGCTCCAGAAGCCGCTAAAGGTCTAACTGACTTCGCTTCTCCTACCGGCACTGATACCGGCGGCGGCGGCGGCGGCGGCGGCAAGGCAGAAAAAGTGCGCAAGTCTTTGCTTGATTCAATCATAAATGAAGGCAAACTCATTGCCGCTACAAAAGCGAGGCTGGATAACGAGATAGATATTGGCGAAGCTCAAAACAAAAACAACAGGTCAAGGGTAAATCAGTTAAACAACCAAAGAATTTCTATTGACTTTGCCGAACAAGCTGCACAGGTTGAACTGAAATATCTCGAAGCCCTTAAGGCTGCCGAGGGGCAAAAAGAACAGGGCGCATTGGTAGCAGAAGCTATTGCAACTAAACAAAACGACGACGCTCGCCTTTCAATTGAATATGCTGCAGAGCTTACGAAAGAAGCACAGCGATACAGGTTTGAGAAAGAAGCCATTGCAAAAGCGTCCGAAGACGAGCTGTTTAGCTTGCGCGATCAGCTTGGCTTGGTGACAAACGAGCAGAGAATTGAAAGATTCAGGCAGTCAAGGAAAGACGCAGGGGATCCAAACGCTGAACAGCAAACCGATCTGTTCCGCCAAAGAATAGATCCAACGTTGACGGAAGGGTTGAGCCAAAACATTCGCAGTTTGAAAAAAGAACTGGAAGATCTGGTAAATCCAATCAATCAAATCACTGGCGCAGCAAACGCTATTGGCAGTGCATTCTCTCAGTCGTTCACCAATGCAATTACTGGTGCCACAAGTGCGAAGCAGGCATTGGCTGATTTTTTCAAGAGTGTTGGTAGTTATTTCTTGGATATGGCGGGGCAGATTATTGCGAAGATGGTGACAATAGCGGTTTTAGATGCTGCTTTGGGCCTTCTTGGTGGCAGCAGTGGTGGTGGTGGTGGTGGTGGTGGTGGTGGGTTTAACCCCAGCGCACCAAGTATTACAGGTAACTCACTCGGAGACTTTGGCGGTGGTACGCCTTTTGCTGGAGCGTTTAGGGCTAACGGCGGCCCAGTTAGCGCAAATAAGCCATATATCGTGGGCGAACGTGGGATGGAGCTTATGGTCCCTTCGGGCAACGGAAACATTATTCCAAACGATGTCTTTTCGGCAAGTCGTGCTGCTATTTCTGGCGGCAGCCCATTGGGCCTTGCTGGCGGCTCTGGCGATCTTGGTCAGGACGGAATGGCCGAAAGTCGTAATTACATCAACAACAACTACTCAACTCAGCAAGCCATTGCTCAAAGTCAAGCGGCTGTATCATCAAGCTCTATGTCAATGGAGCGAGTGATTGAGCGTAAGGCTGCAGAACGTCAAGCCACTGAAATGTCAGAGCCGATCAGGGTTAAGCTAGATACCACGGTGATCAACAATGTGGAATATCTAACAGTTGAGCAAGGACTTGCGCTTTCCGAATCCGCTTCTCGCAAGGCCCGTAGCCAGGTATTTTCTGACTTAAGGCAGCGGCCTGCATCAAGGTCCAAAGTGGGGCTTGGCTGATGCTTGCGATTGGCACTTATCTGAAGCTGGTTGATTTTCAAGGCTCAAACACTGGCTATGCCTTCCAGAATTTTTTCCAAGGCGAATCACGTACTTATTTAGGTACAAGTTATGTTTTTGCAGGGTTTGGCTTTAGCGGTGGAACGCTTGACCTGCAAGCTGCCAACATTTCGGCGGCAGTTGTGTTTGCTGTCAATCAATTGGATCTAAACATTTTCCAAACAGCATCTGATGAACGCTGGCTGGCAGAGATACGCACTGTATGGCTTGATCCTGATACGTTGGTTGAAACCAATAGGTACAGCGAGGAGCTTTACGCGGTGCTTGGTTTTGAGCATGATACGAGTAGGCTGCAGGTACGGCTAGGGAATCCTTTGGACGCAATTGAAGCCAACATTCCAAGGCGCGTACTCACTCAAGTCAGTGTGGGCGAGCTTCCCTCCACTGGAAACATTTCATTGAGATAATGCTGAGCCCTAACAAAAATCGAATTATGCTCCTCCCGCAGGATCGGGAGATTATGGGCATCACTGGGATGTCTCAAGAGCAATATGTGTGGTTTTGTCGTCAAGCGATTCTCCGTAGCAAGCTAAGACCTGGCGAGCTTGTTGCCTTAGAGCCATTCACTATTATTCTGATCAACCTTGCGATTGGTCTTGTGCTATCTGCTGCGTCGGCACTGCTAGCGCCTAAGCCTCAAGTAAGAAAAGCTCCTGACGTAAGGACAAGAAATGTAGACGGGCAGACCATCGTTAGGGGGGATCAATTTACAGCCAAAAGCGGTTTTGACACTGTTCAAAACGTTGTTGAGATTGGAAGCACCATTCCTATCGTTTATGCCAATCGTCAGTTAATTGATGGCAAATATTACGGAGGGGTTAGAGTAAATACCAACCTGCTGTGGTCTCAAATTTATAGTATTGGTGGCGGGCAGCTGCTAAGAGCTATTTTCTTGGTCGGAGAGTCGAGCGATACTGGAGATAGGTTTGAAGGAATGATTATTGACCCAGGGCAGTTTGCTATCGGCAACAACCTTCTTAATGGATACGACTTAGGTCTCTCTACTACAGGAAGAATATCTGCTTATTACAACAACACTGGCGGAAGGATTACTTCAGGAGATTACATTTCTGGTGTAACGCCTCCCAGTGACGAAGCAAACTCAGAAAACGACGGGGCAGATGATGTCTTTCAGGTGAAAAATGCAAACGGAGGTTATCAACCTGCTTTTTGTTTCACCTCAAAGCCTTCTACGCAAACCTCAATAGGGGTATATGGATTCATTGGCAACAATCTGGGTTACAGGGTTAATCCTGTATTCAGGCCAGGCAGACAGTTTACTGTAAGAACTGATAACGAAGTAAATTGCAAGTCAGACTGGCAAGAGTTGGCGAATCGCGATAAGCAAAACACAATCTTCGCTGGCAAATCTTGTTTGTACGCAAAGAATGGCGTTCCGACATCTGGAAATAGTGTTTTAGTAAATACGGGTGAAAAGCTTAGCTATAGGCTTCTAAGCTCATGCGCCCTGGATGATTACCCAAATGGTTTTACTCGCGGAGGAGGCTTGGGAGAAGCGACTGTAGGAGATGTCGCGGGTGCTGTAGCGGGGCGTCAAAAGCAGTACGACGAATTAATAAACATTGGTCAGCTTTATAAAATTGGCAGCGCCTTGGCAATTTGTTCTGACCGCAGCTTGCAGCCATTCATTTCTGATGCTGACCTGACTCCTACGGGTGGGGGCAGGGATATGACGGCGGAGTTTACGGTAGTTCGTCAAGGCGCAGTTGATTTTGTCTCCCTAAGTGACGCTGATACTAGCTCTGCCCGAATAGCAAGCAGCACTGCTCATATTATGCGTTGCGCTATAGCCAATATCGTGACTGAGCGTGGCTCTAGGATGATAGAAATAGGCTTTAGAAGTCGCTTGCAGTTAAACGTTTCAGGCATTTGTAATTTTAGAGATACTAAAACTTACTCTCAGATAGACGACGAGGCATGTGACAATTTTAACGGTGAGGACGCTGATGGCGCTTCGCCTGTAAATTTTGCTAGCGGCACCTATACAGGCCCAGAGTTAAGGTATAGCTTTTTTCGCATTTCTTATCGAGTAGCTGCAAGCAATTCAGAGTTTACCGAAATAAGCACTATTTTTGGAGCGAGAAGTGCTACTGGCGTCGATGTTTACAACTATCTTAAGCTAGATTTTACTTTTGAGAATCGATACGAGATACGGATCGAGCCTTTATCGTCCTGGGAAATACGCACAGGTGCAGCTGCTGGCCAGCTAGCTGTTTTGGATTACTCGGTGCAAAGCATTCAAACAATTAACGAAGGTGGGGTGGTACTGCAATTCTCAGGCGAAATTATTCCTAGAAATGTTGACAGTTTTAGTGTATCGGTATTCTATCCAAAAGGAGGCCTTACGCTAGCCGGAAGCAGAGAAGATAGCCCATATTACGTGGACTCTTACGCAAAAATAGCGGAGGCTTTTATTTACAATGAAGTCACAAGCAGCGCCTCTCAACCTGAGCACGAAATTGTTTACATAAACAATGTTTCAAGCAGTGCCATAGTTCCAAGATATTTCGCGTCAGCAATCGTGGGATTGAATATTAAAAGCAGTGAAGAGGTAAAAAGTCTTCAGCAGTTTAGTGCTTACGTGAATAAAGGCGTTAGGTCCACCAGCAGGTTCCCTGACGTGCTATACGATCTCTTTACAAACGACAGGTACGGCGTTGGTTCAATAATGAGCCCCCAACAGATCGATAAAGCGAGTTTTGATTCCGCTGCTGACTGGAATTATTCAAGAAAGTATTTCTTTGACGGTGCTGTTACTGAAAAGCAAAATCTTAGAACATGGGGAGCCCAAAGAGCCGCTGACTTCCTCCTGGATCTTGTTATAAGAAACGGTAAGTTTGCATTGCAGCCCGTAGCTAATTTTGAAGGGCCAGAAACAATAACTCAACTTTTCACGTCAGGCAATATAATTGATGGCTCTTTTGAGTTAAATTATTTTGACGCGGCGGATCGTATACCGCCAAGAATTTCCGTAAAATGGCGAGAGGAGAGAAACGAGACTGGAGATTTCTCCAGGGGGCTATTTCCTGTTGTCAGAGAAGTCATAGTTCGAGAGGCTGGGGTCGATAACCTTGCGCCTATAGAGTCGATTGATATTAGCGATTTCGCGACAAGCGAAAGACATGCAATAGACAGAGGCAAATGGGAATGCAGATTCCGCAGACTTGTAACTCATTCAATTAAATTCAAGACTACCCCTAGCGAGGCCAATCTCGATATTGGTGGCGTATTCAAGCTAGGGCTTGAGACAACAACTTTTGACCAGCCTCAAAACGGTGCCATCGCATCCGATGGAACAATCACTTCTTGGCCGCCACTCGCTGATGGCAATTATTCTGTTCTGCTTTGGGATGGGGCTTCAACACAAATCACTGAGACAACAATGCTTGTACAAAACGGCTCAACAAGTTTTTCTGATTCAGTGTTCTGCATAAACAGTGGAAGCACGAATGTGCAGACATACAAAACTCAATCTCTTTCATTCGATGAAGACGGTAACATTGAGGTTGAGGCTATTCACTTTCCAACCAACAGTAACGACGAAAGCCTGATCGTCGATGGCTTCGACAATGACAGTAACTGGATCTTGGAGGGTCTGATCAACTAATGACAGTTTTCTTTCCATCGCTTACACCGACTCGGCGTACTTACACGCTTGGTGACTACCCAACCAAGCGTTTTAACAGTATAAGCGGGGCTAGTACGACCAGGCTTTATGGCAGCAAAGCGTTTGATGCTGTCTTGGACTTGGAGTTTTCAACTAACGATGAAGAGCTAACAACAATTTTGGCTTGTTTTAACTCTGCATATGGCTCAGGCAC